AACGAAGCAAATACTGGTTTTGCTGGTACTTCAGGTGCTCAGACTGGCTTGAACGTAACATTCAATTCTGCATATAACGCTAATACATTTACAGGTAACGCAGCAGCTTGCACAGCAATGACAACTGCAATTGCTGAAGATTTAACACCCGCTGAAATGGGTTTCTCAATCGAGAAAGTTACTGTATCTGCTAAGACACGTGCCCTTAAAGCTGAATACTCAATGGAACTTGCACAAGACCTTAAGGCTGTTCACGGTCTTGACGCTGAAACAGAATTAGCAAATATTCTTTCCGCTGAAATTCTTGCTGAAATTAACCGTGAAGTTCTTCGCACGATTTATTACTCAGCAAAAACAGGTGCACAAGTTGGTACTACAACTGCTGGTACTTTTGACCTTGACACTGACTCAAACGGTCGTTGGATGGTTGAAAAAATCAAAGGTTTGGCTTTCCAAATCGAACGTGAAGCAAATACTATTGCTAAGCAAACTCGTCGTGGAAAAGGTAATGTGATGATCTGCTCGTCAGACGTTGCATCCGCTTTCGCAATGGCTGGTTTACTTGACTATAACTCAGCATTACAAGGTCAAGTTAATTTAACCGTTGACGATACAGGCAATACTTTTGCTGGTACAATGTTTGGTCGTATCAAAGTTTACATCGATCCATATTTTACTGCTACTTCATCAGCAGAATTTGCTGTTATTGGCTTTAAAGGTTCGAACGCTTATGACGCTGGTCTCTTCTACTGCCCATACGTTCCTCTCCAAATGGTTCGTGCTGTTGATACAAACACTTTCCAACCAAAAATTGGCTTCAAGACCCGTTATGGTATTGTTGCTAATCCTTTTGCAAACGGTACAACACAAGACCTCGGCGCTATCAACGCACTGAGCAATGTTTACTACCGTGGTATGAAAGTCGTAAACATTATGTAATAAAAAGGTGTCTAATAATAAAAACAAATAAGACACCAACTCTAAAAGAGGTTCCCGAAGGAACCTCTTTTTTTATCTTATAAATAAAGATATGACAGTCCTAACAAGAAATCCATCAAATCCAAACTTATTACATCCCAATAAGTTTACATTGTCTTTCTCAAGACTACCATCAATGCAGTATTTCTGCCAAGGTGTTAGTGTTCCGGGTATTTCTCTAAGTGAAGTGCCAAGGCAAACACCATTTGTTGATCTATATTCACCAGGTGAGAAAGCAATATATGACGTTTTCAATGTTACATTTTTTGTTGATGAAGAATTAAAGGGATGGTTGGAATTGCATGACTGGATTCGTGCATTAACATTCCCAACTGAGTTTGAAGAGTATGTTCGGTTACCTAGATTGAATAAGAATATACCAGTATTAGATAAACCACAATTTTCAGATTGCTCTCTAACTCTGTATTCATCATCAAATACACCATATTACAGATTTAAATTTGTAGATTGTTTTCCAACTTCCCTTTCATCTTTTGTTGTGACTTCTACCGATAGTCCAAACAATCCAATTACTGCCGATGCAACATTCAGATTTGCCTATTATAATGTTGAAAAATTGTTTTAATTAGTGTATAATCCTCTGTTGAGGAAAAATTATGAATAAACTTGAAGAACTATTAGAGATGTGGAAAAAAGATTCTGTTATTGATCGAACAGAACCTGGCAGAGAACTGATCAATATACCCCAACTACACAGTAAATATTTGAATATCCTTTCAAGGCATCGATTGCTTTCTAAGGAAGCAGAATTCAAGTTTAACAAAATGCGTAGAACAAAGTGGGAATACTATACAGGTAGAATAGGTGAAGAAGAACTCAAGCGGTATGGATGGGAACCATTTCCATATGTGTTGAAGTCTGAAGTAACATCTTACTTAGAGAGTGATGATGATCTAAATAAATTTCTTGCATCCAAGATTTTACATGATCAGATAGTCGAAGCTTGTCAGAGTATTATGAAAGAACTAAATAGTCGAACATTTCAACTGAGGGATTTTATAGCATGGGAACGGTTCATTCAAGGTGCATGATTTAATATTACATAAAAAGAACGAAGCTTATATACAATTTGAATGTGAGAGAAGTCTAGCACAAGAATTGTCTGATTTTTTTACTTTTTATGTTCCAGGTTATCAATTCACACCAGCATTTAAAAATAGACTATGGGATGGCAAGATAAGACTTGCTGATCTCAGAAGTTTTACCATATACCATGGTCTTGTTTCTTACATAGAAAATTTCTGTAAAGAGAGGGACTATACACTTCATATTGAAAACTCAATCATCAATACAGAAGTGTTCTCTGCAAAAGAGGCAATGGAGTTTATTGAAACATTAAATCTACCTCATCAGATTAGAGATTACCAATTCAAATCTTTTATCACAGCAATTCGAAATAAACGAATGCTGATTGTTTCTCCAACAGCATCAGGTAAATCATTAATCATCTATGTTATCTTAAGATATATTCAACTCATTCACAATTCACAATTAGCAAAAGGTTTACTGATTGTTCCAACAACATCGCTGGTTGAGCAGATGTTCAGTGATTTTGAATCTTATGGTTATGATTCTGATAGATACTGTCACAAACAGTATTCGGGTAAAGAAAAAACTACCGATAAGTTTTTAACTATTACTACTTGGCAATCAATATATAAAAACCCACCAGAATATTTTGAGCAATTCTCTTTTGTATTGGGTGATGAAGCACATCAATTTAAAGCAAAATCTTTAATGACCATCATGACTGGTCTTACCAATGCAAGTTATAGGATTGGTTGCACAGGAACATTAGATGGCACACAAACACATAAACTTGTTTTAGAAGGTCTATTTGGTCCAGTATATAATACAGTCACTACAAAAGAATTGATGGATAATAAACATCTTGCTGATTTTAAAATTAAATGTTTGATATTAAAATATCCAGAAGAGACTTGCCAAAAAGCAAAGAAGTGGGATTATCAAACAGAATTGGATTATATTGTAACAAATGATGTGAGAAATGTATTCATCAAGAATCTTGCTTTATCACTGAAGGGTAATACACTTGTTCTTTTTCAGTTTGTTGAAAAGCATGGTAAAGGACTGTATACCATTGTTGACAAAGAACGTGGTATACGTAAAGTATTTTTTGTCTTTGGTGGTACCGAAGTTGAGGTTCGTGAATCTGTTAGAGAGATCACCGAAAAAGAAAACGATGCAATCATCATAGCTTCATATGGCACATTTTCTACGGGCATAAATATTCGTAATCTTCATAATATCATATTTGCTTCACCATCAAAATCAAAGATTCGTAATCTCCAATCAATCGGTAGAATACTTAGATTGGGTGATAATAAAACTGAAGCTTGCTTATATGACATTTCCGATGACTTCAGAACAGGTAAATATACCAATTTTACATTGAAACATTTTGTGTCCCGTGTTAAAATATATGATGACGAAAAGTTCAATTACAAATTTTACAATATAGAGTTAAAAAATGGATAACGTTAAAATTTTAAGATTACAATCGGGTGAAGATATCATTACACAATATACCGAGAATGAAAAAGAAAGCACATTGCTTCTGAGTTATCCTATGGTTGTCATTTTCAAGAGAATGTCTGAAGGAAGATGTGTAATGTTTATGTCACCTTGGTTGCCGGTAGAATTGGTTGAACATAATTTTACCAGTATTTACATGCAAGATGTGTTGACTGTGTTTGAACCTAAACAATCTTTGCTTAAGTATTATGAGAAAGCAGTGAATGCACTTGCAGAAAGAATCGAAGAAGAGGCAGAGATGATAGACTCAAATTTGATTTCTGGACCAGAGAACTCACAAGACTATGATAGTGAGGATGAAGACGATGAAGAGGGTATCTCAGAAGAAGAATCAACTATCACCGTAACTAGTAATAAAGTGATACATTAAACTACAACACACGCATTATAAAGCACTTGTGAAGACCTGTCAATAGCTAATAAGGTAATATTATGGAAAAGCCAAAGAAAAAACCCCACTACGTAAACAATG